CCTTTCCATTTTCCTCTTCTTCTCGTATATCGAATATAATATATAAATATACAACGAAATATGTTCCTTCTTTATTTTTACTTACTTCAAACTTACTTAATCTAAAATTTTTATTTTCACTTGCATCAATTAACTTTTTACCACTTGAAAACTCAGACTTGGTTCCCATTCTGTTAATTGTCTTACCATTAAATACTACAAGTGGTAAACTATCATTGTTACCAAAGATTGCTTCGGCAGATATTTGACTTGCAAATTGAATAAATTCTTTCTTGATTTGAGCTTCATTGCCTACATTCATGAATCGTTCAATGAACTTTTCATAAAACTTTATAGCTGCGATGTTAGAATTAAAGATGTTCATTGGTCTAAAAGCACCTTTATTCATCGGAACATCACCTTTAGTAGATGGATTAAAGTAATCATTATAAACCTTAATAGAAGCATTCTTGACTTGTTTTATATCTTCTGGTGTAGTACCAGTAAGTTGAACCATAAACAAATTCTTATTATCAATTAATCTTACTTTTTCGTTTATGGTACTAAATAAAGAATCTGGTTGAATTCTATTAATTTGTTGAATAAAGATTGTGACATTTTTCTTTAATGAATCGGTCATTTTTACCAATACTTCATCGGCTTCTCTTGCTTCGGATAAAACACCAATTTCTTTTTCAATAGCATCCCAACTATTAAACATATTAGAATATTGATTTCTAGCATAATTCATGTCTTCTTGACATTTTTGTTCAATATTACCAAATATTTTAACAACGGTATTTTTAACTTTTTGTATAAAATCGGACCATCCTTTTGTCAATTCTGCAGACAAATCTCCAATTTTTGATGAAATTCTATTGAGTGATGACTTTAACGATGATATAAATTCAATTTCAGTTAGTAATGTTTTACCAATATAAATTTCTTCAAACACAGGAGCACCACCACTAAATACACTGCGTGGATCTTTTTCAATTGGTTTTCCATCTGGTTGTTGTGACTGTAACCATTGATAGTATTTTTCTCTTTCTGCGGGTGTACCTGAAAAACTTAATTTGTCCGGTAAAATATCAAAAGCACCTTTCATTCTACCAATTCGATAACTATCCCCACCAGCTTTTAAAGAAACCATTGCGAATTTCTTTCCAGTACCAGTTATTTCACACAAACTTTCGTTGGTACCACTTACATTTTTATCTTTTAAAGCAATTTGAATTTCCGATATACTACAATTATATAACAACACCGCATCAGCAGTGTTTTCTTTTTTCTTATCTTTACTGGCATAACCACTCTTATTGAATGATTCATAGAACTTTTTGATGTCTTGATGAATAAATCCGGTTGGTTTTGTAGTTGTTACATTTGCCAATGTTACACTAGTACCAGATGCCAATTCAATTCTAGCCTTTATATCAGCATAATTTTGATATAATTTATTTTTACCAACAGCAGTAATTATTGCAGGATTATTTAATTGTTGTATGCTCTTTAATATCTTTTCTATTTCTTCAGATAATTTTAACCACTTTTTGATTGTGTCTTTTTCTTTTGGATAATAATCTCCATTTTCGCCAAATATCTTATATAAAGGAAAACTTTCTCTCAATTGTTGACTGAATGGCAATGGCATAACAGTCTCAACCTGTTGTAACTTAACTTGTAAGTCTTTTAATTTTACATCGTCGTCTATATTCATTCGTATATATAAATATTGATATATACACGAAAATCAAATTGTTTTTAAATATCTACCACCGTCATACTATCATAATTCTTACCAATGTAACACTTTACAGGAAATTGATTGTTTGACATCAACCGTTTCAATTCCACCAATGTTTCTTTTTTATCATTCTTATGACAATCAAACGAAACACTGTCATAAGTATACAAAATAGCCTTGGTTTGTTTACCATTCAAGTATTCATTGACTCTTACCAATGATTGCATTCCAAATTCAGTTTCACTGGCTTGCAAGATATAATTGAACAATTTGTTTGGATTTGGTTCATTTATATGGTTTGTAGTGATTCTTCTTTTATAAATCGGCGTTTCTACATATCCATTTTCACTAAAGAATTTCCATCTATGAGCAATATAATCACTCATTTTTTTAAAATATGGTATTTCCAATAATTCTTCGGGAATATTACCATACATACACTGGAATGTTAGGTTCTTTGACGCTTTGATTTCATCATCTGATAACTTATCCTTACCATAGTATAGTTTACCAAGATATTCATAAGCGTTTAGAGGAAGATTATAATTGATTAACTTTGCAACTATGTGGGGGTGGTAGGCGCTATAATCAATCATAAACAACATACCATCATCACCATATCTGCTGATAAATGATGATCTACAACCATTTTCTTTGTTCAATGCACTATAGTTAACGTTACCAAACCTATTACTTGGTCGTCCTGTTGCGGTATATAGGTTATATTGTGTATAAACATAACCATCCTTATCTTTGACCGTTTTGTTCTCAAAATGCATATTAAACAATTCTACATCCACTTTCAACCCATTCTGTTCAAGAACTCTAAGATTATCTGTAATGGTACTATTGATACTATAAAAACTATTATCGATCTTGATGGATTTGAGTCTAATTAACACCGCATCATACATACTTTCAAACTTTTCCAAATGTTTTACCATCGGAATTGCTTTATTCAATTCACCATATTTTTGAAACTTAGTTTTGATGACATTATGTGCAGTTGTATCAAATTCACTATAATCTTCAACTTTACCATCACTAATAAAGAAAATGATGTTAATATCAAACAGATTGTTTGTAGGAAATAGGTGTAAACACTTTTTCTTATCAAATACCCATTTCTTGCCTTTAAGTCTGTTAAAATCACTGATTAATGTTTCTTTATCAATAAAGATATTACAATCTGGGTGACTTAGATTGATTATATAGGTGGTTTTGGATTTGAGTATGTGGATTAACACCATACACAATTCATCTATACATGGATGTACTTTTTCATCTGATTGAATACATTCAAGAATAAAATCAGATGAAATATGCGAATCTAAGAATTTAGAATAGGACTGTTTATCCAGACACACCATTGACACAATGTAACACTATAACAACTATAAGTCAATTATTTACCACCCCAAAATTCAAGCGGGTTATTCAAATAATTTTTTAATCCCTTCATTTTCTTTTCATTTTCAATCAATGTTTGTGTATTTTGTTCTTGAACACCTTTTTTTTCAAGAATTTTATTATTATATTGATTGTTTTTAGGACCTGATATCGTCCATTGTATAACTAATTTATTATAAAAATTGTTGGAAATACCATTGTAATTTTCTTTAATTACTTCGGTAATTGTTAAGTCGTTTATTTTTTGAACAAGATAACGATTAATATATCCTTTTAAATAATCATTTTTAGTTACATTAGGTTTATAATAACTTGGAAATGTAATATCGGATAAAATATCCCCACCTAAATTTTGATATTGATCTGGTGTAATCATTTTATTATATTAATTGAATATTCATTTGTACCGTCAGTAGTAAATGATATTGATTGTCCTCTAATTGAACGAATACCTGCTTTTATTGTAGTTGTCCAATTACCAGCGTCAACTTTATGTGATACATCTACAATTTGACAAATAATTTCTCTTTCAGAGTATGGACTTGGTAAGTTTTTTAAACTAAATAATTGAAATGTTCTTAATCCAGATATACCCTGTAATGTCATTTCTACAGTAAATCCTGGCTGTTGTCCACCATAAATATTAGTGTTATTTGTAAAATCCATATCGTTCATTATTGCAATTAATAATGAATCATTTGGTAATACCAAATTCACTATGTTCCATCCACTTTCAACTCCTGATACTGTTGGATTTAATGGGGAAGTTGTTCTTGGCCCGGATGTTGCAGTTGCTGCCGCAGCTCTTGAAGGTGGTACAGGATTGTTTGGATTTAATGGTGTAGTGGTTCTAGGACCAGAAGCTGCAGCTCTTGAAGGTGGTGCAGGATTGTTTGGATTTAGAGGAGTAGTTGTTCTTGGCCCGGATGTTGCAGTTGCTGCCGCAGCTCTTGATATATATGATTTAAACGACATTATATAAGAACCTTTTGTCGCAGTTGATGATTGTGGACTGTTTTGCAATTGTCTTATACTTTCTAAGTTCTCATCTATTTTTCTTAATTGTAAAGGAACATCTTTATTGAATCTATCACCATATGGAAATAAAAGTATTTGATTTGAATTTACTTCACCATTCGGAGAATTATTATCTGATGTTTTATTTGACGATGCGGATGAAATTACTTGGTTTGCTGCTACATTTGAAAGTTGTGCAGTGAAATTAATACTTTTAATGAAATTATTTGATGCACCTACATCAAATTGATAGATTTTCATTTTATTATATTGAACGTACTTTTTATCCACAATTCTCAATTTACCAGAATCTTCACTGTCTTCTACTACTGCAAGTTCCCATATTTTAGCTGCAGCTGCATTAATTTTTCCTAACAATGAGTTATAAAATATTTCAACCGTATCTGAAGATTTTGCACATTCAATTAATACATTTTTATTTACATATAAATCTTTTAGATAACCCCAATAACCTGCTGGTTTCTGAGTTTCACTGTCATCCACCCATTGAGGAAATGATTTTGTTCCTTGAGCAGGATCGTTATCATATATAAATCTATTAATTATACCATCCAAATTATCTCTAAAAACTTGAAGTAAAATAGGTTGTTTTCCTTTATCTTCTATGATTTGCGCATCACTTCGTTTACCAACATATTTTAAAATTAAACTATTTTCTATTTGAGTATCAAGCAATCTTTGAAAGTAATCTGGTTCATATGTAGGATTAAATGGTTGATATCCAGTTCTAAATATTCTAAATAAAGTATTATCATATAAAGAAGAAAATGGAGTACCTAACTTTTCAGAAAAAAACAAAGATAAATTTGCACCTTTTCCAAATTTTTGTTTTTGATAATCATTATTGGTAGGATCTACTGTTGGAAACATAGCTCCAAGATTATATTTAGGTGCTTTTTGATTTGGAATTAATAAAATACTACCATCACATGAAATTAAATTTGGATGTGCTCCTATTTTTACATCGTCAATATCAATTTCATATAAATTATAATCTTTAGCATCTTTTAATTGTATATTAATTTGTTTGTTAAAAAATACATTTGCAAGTTCCACAACAAATCCCATAGTAACCCATATATCTTTTTGATCCTTTCTATCCCAATCATAATCTGCCATTCCTGACATTCTTGCAGAATCGCCATATTCTAATCTTCTTCCCATGAAAAATCTATCTTCAGGTCTTTTTACATCTTTACCATCGCTTGATTTTCTAGTATAGTTTCCATTATCATATTTATAAAATGGAAAAGTTGACGATAAAAATGTTAAATTTTTTTGTGCTTTTTCTTCTTCTGCATCCAACGGGTCCATGAAATTTTTTTTCTGTAAAATACAATTTGGTATTTTAGTCAACCTTTTTTCTAAATATTCTGCAAAGGTAGATTGAACAGAACTTTTATTTTTATCAGACGAAACTTTTGCTGCAGTATTAACTAATACACCTGAATAATTTGCATGTTTAGATAATATTTCAGTCTTACATTCGTATGTAATACCATCTTGACTACTAAAATCAAATCCACTAATTATTCCCATTGTTACGTCATACAATCCATAGGAATTTCTTATATTTTGATCATATAATAAAGATCCGCTATTGGTAAACAATTCTTTTAAATTGTCTAAATTACGAGCTCTTAAATCAAGTAATGACGAAGGATTGAAGTGATTCCATCCAAATTCAACAAATGCACTTATTTTTGGAGATAGAAAATATGGAGTCATATATTCCAATTGAGCAAAACCATAACATTTCCAATTAACAGTAACTTTTCTGATTCTTTCTTTTTGTATTACCGCATCAATAGATGTGATACCAGGAACAGGCAAAAACTTTTGAACGGTTCTATTTTCATTTGATAACGAATTTGGAAATGAAACAAAATTACCATCACTTGATAAATCCAATACATGTTCTACACCTTCAGAATCATATCCCAATACATTTCTATTATTAACAACACCATAACTTTTATCAAATCCTTCGCCTCCATGCAAAATAAAACCATTTCTGCTAGGAAAATTGCTTTTATCACTTACTCTACCGGTTCCATTTGAAAATACTCTTGCCCAAGCAGTCATTGGACCTTTGTATGTTTGCCAATTACCATTATCATCCCAATTAATACTTACGGGTACTGGATATTCAAAACCAATATCATTCTGTCTTCTTGTAAATTCTTTAATTACCCAAGATGGTATTGGATGTGGTGCCCACGGTCTATTATCTGGTGTTGTTGCCATAACTTATGAATTTAATAACTTAAAATCTCCTATAATATTATAAATATTTTGTGGGATTCTTAATTGAATACCTGCTGGTACACTCAATCTACCATTGCCTAAATTATTAGCTTGAGCCAATATCCACCATAATGTAGGATCTTTATAATACTTATTAGCCAAAGCATCAAAAGTAGATACTTCATTTGTTATAACATATATGTCATTATAAGCAACAGGTATCACTGGATATAATAATGACTTATATACCCTCTTTCCATCCCATCTCTTATCTTGTTGTGCAAATGTATATCTATTCATAAAATTAAGCAGGTACTTGAACATTGTTTGCAAACTGTTCATCTACTACAAGTATTTTTCTAGAAAATGAATCACTATTATTTGGATTTATATAATCACCTTGCGCATTAAGTTGTCTAACAGAATTACCAAAATTATTTCCACCAACAATAGGTCTTTCTTTTTCCAATAAATCCATTTGTAAATTTAATTCACATTCTCGTGGAAATTGTGCATATTTTCCTTTGCTATCAGTCCATTGTATCACTCCACTTGGTGTAAATGCGCCATTTAAATAACTCCAATCATTTTTTTCGGCATATTCTTCACTTAATGTTTCCCATACACAATTATCTGGTATATTTAATCCAATACTTTTAATTACTCCAGGTTGATTTTTGTATATATCGCCAATTGTAAATCTAACCAATGGTGGTATCATAAATTTAGAATATATATTATTATTGGTTTGATCACCTTGTGTATAATTAGCTGGTTTGGTCAAACTTACTAAGTAATTAATTCTTTGCCACATTGGCAACAATTCTTTTATACTATTAGCAACAACATTGAATTTAAAACTTAATGATCTTGAAAATCCTTTGTATGATTGTAATTTATCAGCTCTCCCAATATATTCAATTGGCGACCAATCCGCATTTAAATTTTCATTCAATCCAGTAACTGTGGCTCTAAACGGAATATATTTATTATTTACAATATCATTAAAATAAAATTTTATTAAATCATTATCTTCTGAATATTTTTCTTTAAATAATTCTTCGGATAAAACTTCTAATAAATTAATTTTATCTCCGTATTTTGCACCTGAAAATCCTTTTCCTTCAATATCATCCAATAATAATTTTCTTTTACCAAATGCAAATTTTCTAATATAAGCACCTTTATTATAATTTAATGGATTTACTTTTTGTTTTTGTGAATATATATCCTTTGTCAATTCACTGATATAATCATATCCTTTTAATTTTCCATCTGAAAATTGTGGATTAATCAAATCATTTTCAGTTTCTCCTTCAAATTTATATCCTGCACTTTTGATATTATCAATTACTTGTTTTAAATTGTCTTCTATATTCTTTACCGCATCAGATTCTTTATCTATAAATTTAGTTGGATATTTTTGTTTTGAATCTGCATAATATGCCAAATTAATCAACATTTCAGAATTTTTAAATTCTTGATTTGGTTCAATATTATATCCAACTGCTTTTCCATAAAATTGATATGCATCATATCTTAAAGAAAGTTCAACTTCTTGACCAAATATTTTTGGAAATGTACCAATTGATGTGCCTTCCCATGGTCCTCTTTTACCAATTAATAAATAAGTACCGTCAGCTTGTCTAAAATATCTGCCTCTAACACCAGTTGTTTCGTCAGTGTCACCTTTTCTTACAGTATTATCACTAGTACCAGCATACCATTTTTGTATTACTTTCTTATCAAATGTATGTTTTAAAGTTCCGGTTGGTTGTTCAAATACAGCAGTGGTGGATGCCATTACACCATATGTTGCTTCATCTGCTCTGTATAAAGGATCGTTTGGTTGTTTAGGATTTGTAAATGCGCCAAATAATGTGCTTGATTTAAAGAAATCAGCAATTCCAGAGGAAGATTGTTTTCCTACCCATTTTGTTTTTAATGATTTATCTCCCGCAGTTGCTGTTGGTGCTCTTAAAAATCCTTTACCACCATCTAAACTTAACTTTGATAATGCAGCTTGATTACTGTTACCAACAGTTCCTTTTGGTGGAGTAAGATTTTTTAAAGAGCCTTTTAAACCAAGAGCAGCTAATGCGCCAATACCATTTGGTTCAATAAATCTAGTTGGTCTTTCAATTAATCCCAATGAAGCAATACTAGTAGCAGCCAATATTGGCATTGCTGGATTATAAACTTTTGTTTCAGGAAATGGATTAAATCCTTGTAGTAATGTTTGTGCAGTAGCAAAAATTACACCATTTGCACTAATTGTAAATTTTGTTATTCTTAATATGTCTTGTGGACCTGAACCAACTGGTGCAGCTCTATTTTCATATTTTTTTAATGAATTTAATCCTTTTGTTCCTGTATTTGGAGTAAAACTAAAAAATGGTTGTTTTGGTCCAAACTTTAAAAGGGGATTGGTACTATCAGTTTGTAATTTATACTTGTTATAAATTGCATCACTGTTTTGAGCATATAATACACTCAATTCCCCAGGCTGTCTTAAATCATTAAATCCAGATGGCAATGTATAACCTGCACCAATAATTTGTGTATTGGTAGTAGATAATGGAGCGGGTGATTCTAAATTATTAAGGTTTGCCATATATTATAAATATCAAATAGTTTAATATGCACCTCTAAATTTTGTAGCAACACCAAGTGCAGTACTTACCTTGGTACCATCCAGATTAACCGCAATACCACCATTTTTCATCAATATGATCAATTCATCCAATTTTGCAACAAGTTCACCGTTTCCACCACCAGTTGCAGTTCTAATAGATTCTAAATTTTTTAACGCAGGTAAATTAGTAGCAACTCCATTCAATTCAGTATTAAGTGCGCCTATAGCATTTGCCATCGCATAAATACCAAGAATTAAACTAGCATCTTTAAATATTGACAATGTATCATCCAAAGATGCGAGAGCAGATATATTTGCAGCTATATCTTTTATTCCAGTACCAATAGATTCAATCCCTTGACCAAACATTTGCATAGCTTTGCCAGCAGCCATTGCGGATATTGCAAATGGTATAAATGCAAGTCCCAATAAAGCAATACCACCAGCAGCAGTTTCTAATACTCCAGTATACATCAAAGTCGCTATAGTTGCACCTAATACAGCCAATATAGCACCCATCTTTCCAAGCGAACTCCAATCTACAGTGTTAAATTGTTGTCCGGCTTTTGCCAAAATATACATAGAACCAGCAAACATAATTAATGCTGCACCCAATGATAATACAGTCGCAGGATTAATTCCTTTTGTTGAATTCATAAATCCAGCTGCACCTGCACCTGGTGCAGTAGGAGCAGTTACTGCAGCAGACGATGTAGCTGCCGATGGAATTTGAAGCAGTCCAGATCTAAATGATCTCTGTGCAGATAAACCAGTAACTGGTGATGTCGTGGGAGTTGGAATTGTAGCAGGTATATTTTTAAAAAGTTTCAAATAACTCAACATATTTTGAATTAACTCTTTTTTTATGATATAACCTATAATAACAATCGAACCAATTATACCGCCTACCCATTTTCCTATTTCTGTATCCATTGAATTTACTGCTGTTTGAAATCCAGAAGCAATACTATTAATGCCATTTCTAAATGTTTCAGAATTTTTGTACCACCCTTCTAACGAATCATTAATTAGTCGTATAGGAGTAAGAATAAGTTTTACTAAAGCTGCACCAATTTTAATAACTGGAACCAATATCGCAAAAAACAATTTAACAATAGGCAATAATATTTCGCTCAATTCAACCATAATTTGTTGAATGTCATTCATTATTTTTTGTTGTTGACTTGCTATTTGTCTTGACTGAATTTCTCTCTTGGCTTTTTGTTCCAACGTTTCATTTGTTGCATTTAATACATCCAAATCTTTTTCATATTGTGCAGCTAAATCTGGATTCTTCCTTCTTAATTCATTTAATTCTTCTTGCTTAGCATTCATTTTTATCAATTGGTCTACACTTAACCCCATTGATTCTGCTAATGCTTTTGTTTGAAATGCGTCAAGTTTTCTTAAATTACCCACTTCTTTTAAGATTCTAGACTGTTCTTTTGCTAATCCAGCCAAATCACCAGCATAAGACAATTCTCTTGCTCTAGTAAAATTTATATCTTTTCCAAAAAGTACACTGGCTTCCATTTCACTATTTATACTAGTTTGAAAATCTAAAAATTTATCAGCAGCAGCAGCTACATCTTTTAATTCTAAACCAAGTCTTCTAGCTTCAATTGCTCCTTTAATTAAAGCATCAACACTTCCTCTTATTAATTTATAAGCTTCACCACCTGCGGTTGCAACATCTTTCATCACTTTACTAAAAGGAACACCAGCTGCTTTTGATAAACTTGCTGCAGCTGCAGCTGTTTGATTAGCAACAGTTGAACTAAGTTGTCCAATACCCATGAAATTTTGCATTACTGCTGTACTATCATCAACAGAAACACCTAAGTTTTTTTCCATCAATGCGACATGACCAACTATTTCATCAGTAACTAGAGATACACTAGAAAATGTTTCTGCTATCTTTTGGGCTGCGGCATTTGCATTTTCAACATTTACTCCAAATGTTGCTAAATCTCTACTGGTTCTTCTTAACGTAATTTCTACATTTGATGTTTGATCCGCTAAAAACCCCGTAGTTTCTCTGAAAGATTGACCGGCTTTATCTAATTCTATAAATCTATCTACAGATAATTTCAACAATTCCAAAAATATTGTAGAAGGATTTTTTAAATTTAATACAGTTTTATATAAATTTGAAGCACGCTCACCCATTTCTCCGAATGAAATTACAGTGGATTTAAGTATTTCACTTTGAGACGATTCTAATTTTAATAGTTTAGATAAACTGTTTGCTAAATCTTTTGTTTTAGATCTTTCTTCGTCAAGTGCAGAAAGTCTATCTGTAATAAATTGCAATCTCTGTTTTTCAGTATCTGAAAGTGTCTGTGCGTTTTCCAGTTGTTCTCTTTCCAACTTTAATTGACTTTCAGTTAATGTTTCTAAAGGCGTTGCCATAAATTATATGTTTATAAATATATAATAAACAATACTTTTAATCATTTTCCTCTAGGATTCTTTGATACAGATTTATCAGAAGACTTTGATCCCTTTTCCATAGCTTCTTTTTCCTTTTCTTTTGTTTCTATTAGCTTCTTTAAATAGAAAATTCTCAAGAACACAGGTAATTTATATACAATATCCTGTGTAAACGCACCTTGTGAATGATATGATAGACTAAATATCTGCTCGTGAATCAACAACTTATCTGCCGGAGTCAGGCCAAAAAAACTGTACCGTTAGCGGTACACCTATCCTTTCCTCATGATTACATTGTTCACACTTGAAATCAAAATTAAGATCTACGTCGGGTGTAATTTCTTTAATAGTTTTTCTCAGTTCCAAACTATCTCTGGAAGTAAATTCATTTTCAACAAATTTCTTAATTTCTGCTTTGTCAGTATTTCCGTTAATAGCTATAATTGTGTATCTTAATCTGGTGGTAACTTCTGAAGTATTACCTGTTTTAATTTTCTGTAACATCTTCAATTCATTATCAATTTGTTTTTCATCTCCAGATGTTAATAATTTACAAGTTACCGTTTTCTTACAATATGGCAAAACAAAGTCAAATTGATTTGATCCTGGTGGATACTTTGATATATCTACATCTTTATACTTTAATTCACCTAAATTGAATGTACATTCATTGTTTTCTCTACATGATGGACATTTAATCTGAAGTGGCCCATAACTATCGCCATAAGCAAATCTTCGGGTAGCTACAAAGATAGCATTTTTATCTCCTAATAACAAATCATCAAGTTTTATATCTTTATCTACTATAAGTGACTCAATCAATTTATCCAATACAATACCTTTTTTGATATAATTTTGATTGGTAAGAATATCTTCTTCTTTGGCAGTCATTACCTTTAAATTAATAGTACCATTACTCAATGGACTTGAATGATCATAAAAATGACCTTGACTTGGCAAATCAACCACTTCGGATGGATATGTAGTTTCTTGTTTTTGTTGAGAAACATTTCCAGCAAATTGACTGGCTGGTTTTGTAATAGGAATTGTATAGTCGTCCATAAATTATAACTTTCAGTATACCAATATATAGTATAAAGTTATAATTTTTATTTTATTTAATTTAAGACGATTGAACTTGTTTTTGAGCAGCTTTTACCAAATCATCTTTTGATTTTACTACATCTTTGGCTTTTGTAAATTCTTCCCCAGCTTTCTTTCTGTCATCAATTGACTTAGCCATTTTTTGTTTGGCTGCGGCTATTTTCAATTTATCTTGTGCATCTCTTTTTTCAACCTGTCTTTGTTGATACAATGCTTGATTAGTTTTTTTAACCGCTTGTTTAACTTTAGAATCATCTTCACTCAATATTTCACTGATAAGTCGTATAAGACACTCCTTAATCTTTTTCTTTGATGTTGCCATTCCTTGTTTTACTGCATCAAATAATTCTTTTGCCAATTGAGGGTTGTTTGGTACAGTACCTTTGAATGATTCGAAATCGTTGTTTTTAACAAATTCTCTAGCCATACTGGCACTTACACCTTCTACTCCTTCTGCACCATCTTCTCTTTCACCACTGCTTACAATGTTTAAAGTACCAAATCTTGGTGTTTTATCCATACCATTCCAAGTATTCAATAACTTTGTAAATTCTGGTACTCTATCACTACCACAAACAAATGTAACATCAGTATAACCATTTGCCTTTAATTTATCTGCGGCTTGTAGTACATTCTTGATTGTCATATCGTATACAATCTTATCTTGTATACTAGGAAATAGTTTCTTTAAAAAACTTACTTTGGTTTGATAATCAAGTGGATTTTTATCAGGATCTTGTGATTGACTTGTAAAAATATAAAAATCACCACCATCTGATGCATCAACTACCGTATCAATTAACTTTTTATGTCCTACCGTAGGAGGATTGAATCTACCAAATGCAAATGCTACATGTTTCTTCATATACAATAAATATCCTTGTATAAAATAAAAAATCCCTCTAATTTTAGTTAGAGGGATAAAAAGAATATAATTTGAATCAATATTGTAAAATACAATAATCTACGCTTAAAGTTAAACTAATTGTCATTGCTTCACCACTATCACTCCAATCCAATTCACCGAAATCTGCACTAGTGATAAATGCACCTTTAAGTGTCCATTCTTCTACTTTATCACCAACAGGTCCAAGAACATTGATAGTCAAATCTTTTTTATAAAAATCACTATAACCATCACGCCCAGTAACAGATTCGTGCCCAAGACGAATCCACTCCATTACTGTTTGAGCACCAGATGGTACAATTGGATCATATAATTCCATGTTTATATCTTCCCAAGTGGTCTTACCCTTATAATATCTTTGAATGTTGATATGGTCAAGAGTTTTCTTTTCGCTTTTTGGTGATGGTCTCTTACACTTCTTAATCAAAAAACTTGGGATACCGTCACAGTACAAAATGAACCTGTTTTTAACTTTTGGTTCAAATGTGCTAAAGAAGATTTCGTTACTATTTAATAGGTCTGCCATAATTGTTTATTCCTTTAGTTATAAATATAATAATAAATTAAAATATGTTGACAATTTTTCAATTATTTGTATAATTTGCTTACGCAATGCGCTTGATGCGCTTTTAATTGTTTAAACTTTGTTTTTTATCGTACAGGTTTATAATTTCCTGTTTTAGTTTTTCTATATAATTCCTGTTGCGCAAAATCTTAAATACTAAATTTTCTGTGCTTAATTCTCCTGATTTATCTAAACCTGCTTGGCGCATATCATAAACATCTTTGATTATTGATTTAAGCTTATCAATATCTTGCGCTTTAAGCGCAGAATTAATTTTTCTGACAAAATCATTATATTTTTCTTGAATTTTTTCTTTATCAATTTCAATATTTTCTTTTTGCGGTTCACTCAACCATTTATCTTGCATTAATGAATACACACCTGTTGATCTATTTTCTTTAGTTACATCTTGAATATAAACTTCAACATTGTGTCCTTTGAGATGAATATCATGTTCATCATTCCACTTTGATTTAAGCGCATTGACTAATTTTTCAACAAGCTCTACATTTTCATCAACATCTTTGAAGTCTATTACTACATGCACATCGAAGTCACTTGTATCTGACCAATTATAATTTGCTAAACTACCTACAAACAATACATCCTTTAAAGGCGCATCAGTTTCTGTGTCCGTATAAAAATCTTTGCCTATTTGTAATAGTTTTTCTTTAATTTCCGGTTTTAATTCTAAATTATCCCAGATATTAGGATTTAGTGTATCGTTATAGATTCTTACCTTCATATTTTTATTTTAGCCTTTAGTTCATCTATGGCTTGATGTGCATCTGTGAAAATGATACCATTACCTCCAGAAGCAATAAACGCTTCAATATTGGGAGATAAATCATCTATTAGAATACTATTTGGAGTTGCATACTTGGCTTTGCTTTTGCCAGAATCGCTGAAAATTATAGAAATTGGACCAGACCAATGTGTTCTTAACCAAGATCTTTTACCTGATTCTATATTTTTAATATAGTCCACAGCTTCTTGACGAGGATAATTTCTCAATATTTGAGCTGCGCTTGTACTGGTTAAAAATTTCAATTTGAATCTACCATCAGATGCAATAGTGGTTAATTCTGTTTTAAAATAATCAAATTCTGGCATCGTATCCATTGTTGACCAGAATTTTTCACCGTCTTTTAAAATAACATTCCAAAATTCTTTTGTTCCATTGGATGCTTCAAATTCTTTTGGTGGTTTACTTGTCAATTTTTCAAATTGTTTATCAAAGTCACATAGTACACCATCCATGTCACAATATATTGTTATTTCAACACTATTTTCTAATAAATTTGCGTCAAATATTTCTTTAACAATAGACTTTAGTCTTATCATATATTATAAATATACAATTTATTTCATAAATTCAAATTAAGCCTGAGCTTCTTGCCATTGTAATAACAAATCTAATATACCTGTGCTAGCTCCACATGTTGCTACAATAGCTAAAACATCGGGACCATCAGGAAATGTATTTCTACCACCAAATATACTATTATTTAAATCTTTTACTTGAGTCAAATCAATTTCACTCTTTAAGGCTGCAGATGCAGGAACAGTTATACGAAACAATATTTCACCTTGAGTTGGTGCTGATGTGAATGAAGTACTATATTGACTAAAGGATGGTTGAGTTGCAGTTACATTTGATCCTTGAACTTGTACTGCAGCTGATGATGTATATCCGAAAGAAGATGAAATGTTAGTAGGATTAAGAACTCCATAAACTTCCATTTTTGCGGTAGCAGTAACTTCTAATCTTTTTAACAAAACCTGAGATCTGTTAATAATTTCTCTATCCCCTAAATCACCTTGTATAGTATTACTTACACTTGGTGCCAATCTAAATAATAAAACTGTTGATGTCTGATTGGCAGACAGTGATACATTTGTTCTGGATAAATTAAACTGATATCCACGATCTTGATCAAAATTACCATCAATTATTACAGAACTTCCCCAATGACTTAGAGTAGGAGCAAATGTATTACTATAAACAAATATTGTACTACCTGATGGATGATTTAGTGAAATATTAGCTCCAGTAAAATTTTTAAATTCTTGGTAAATATATGGACTGTATGTTGTATTTCTAGTTACGCCTCCTAAAATGAGAGAATTGCCAACGCTTGATGTAATATTTGTATATGATATAATTTCATTATAAATTGTTCCGCTTTGATTGCTTGTTAATAAACATTGAACAGGATATTCAACAGATGCGGTTGGAAAATATCTACCGTCAGAAATAAATAAATTATTATTTCCAAATCCAGAAGATGAAACTAATGTAGAAATTGCTGCATAATTTGAAGACTCATAACGAGCAGGTAAGTTACCTGATCGCATAAAAGCTTCACTATTCACATTGTTATTTTTTATTCTATGACACCAAATATAATCACCTATCGGACCTCTACATCCAAAGTCAATATATCCTGCACCGTACCAACTATACTGCAATGCCATCATTTGCATTTTTGATATATCAAGAACATATCCTGATGGACCAGTACCGTCTAGTTTATCTATATTAAATTGAGATTGAGGAATTTTTAAATCTGATACCAATGACATTTTTAATGAATTAAAAGATCTCACCCCTTTATATGCAGGTACAATCGTCATTAAATTATCACTGAAGATGGAACTGATGGTATATAACATTCCTCTTATATTTACAGAATCGCCTGTTTTTAATTGTTGTGAGAACCTAGTGCCAGATCCAGTAATTTGAAATGAATTTGGTGTAACAGATATTGTTCCAGCTAATTGTAAAGTAGACGTTCTTCTATTTACACTCAATGTATTGCCATCATATTCAAAATACATTCCATTTGAATCATCAAACAAACCTGCTCTTACATTTGCACCTATCCAATTTGTAACGCTAATTTTTGGTTGTAGAGATAAAGAACCTGTGACATCTGCAGGAGTTCCATTTGACGAACTGATTCTAAATGAATTGCTGTTCAAAATGTCATATACTCTAAAACTACCACTATAACCAAATGAATTAATTCCACTTAATTTTATAGTTGCTCCTTTTTGTAAATAGTGTTCTGGATCAGTATTAATTGTAATATAAGATGAACTATATGTTGCATTATTAATATCAAATGAAGGTGCAAATAAAACACCTGTTGACCACATTATACTTTTGCCTGATTGATATCTAAAATATCGTTTACTTTGTCTTTTTGCTTCTAAACCATATATTGGTAAGGCAGTACCTAACAAAACACCACCGTCAAAAGGTCTATGGATGAAAAAACTTTCGTTTCTTGCATAAAATGATGCAGAACTTATAACTTGAGATCCACTTTGTTGTGATTTGGATGTAAATATAAATGTATTACCGTCAGGAACATTTTCAACGAAAAATTGTCCAACGTGTCCAAAAGAACCTGTATCTGTAATAATTAATGGTGCGCCTGGTACTAGTCCATGTGGAGATGATGTTGATGCGGTGAGTGAAGATGTAGGAGAAACATTATTACCGATTAAGCTAATGACAGGTAATGCAGAAGATGCATAAAATCCACCGGCTCTTAAATTTGAATATGTAGTTGATAAATTACTACCTGATGGAAGTATTCGTCCTCTAGATTCATAATTAAATAAAGTAGCAGATGCAGTTGATGCGACCACAAAAAATCCTTCTGCTCGGTCAGTAGATGATCCATCTAATCCAAAAATACTAAATACAGATCCTGCTCTTAAACTATGAGAAACTGAACATGAAACTTGTATTTGTGATGGATTTGTTCCACTACTAGTTACAGAAAATATAGTAATATCTCCACCTGGTAATTCAAATACTGAAGGTATTCCTCTTGATGCACCTGCAGATTGCCATTTTGTATTTTGAATACCATATTCAAAATCCGCATCAATTAAAGAAAACGCAGTAGAAACTCTTGTTTTATTTACCGCATCTGTTCCTATTGTTGGCAATGCTACATTTATTACATCTGACTCTATATAAATAGACAATACATCTGTAGAACTTTGTCCAGATGTATCCGCACTTAAAGTAAATGTAGTACATCCATCTAAACTGTTTGGAAATGTAGTCGTATCAAACGGATTAAAAGATCTACTAGCACTTGCTAATGGATCACTAAAATTATAAATTGTTACGCCTGATGTTATATTTTGAATTAATAACAATTTGGATAAATCTACACAATTTGGTACTTTTACGATGCCTGATCCTGGACCAGACGGTGTAAAAATATATTGATTAATTTGCGTTCTTGCCATATTAATATATATCTAACAAATTTAAATTCCAAATACTATATTATTTGGAGTAAATATTGTGGTTGATCTTAGTGTTGTAGATATTACACTTACAGGAGTAGCCATAATGGTCGCACTTCCTGTAACTAAACCTGTAAACACTAGTCTAGTTTTATTTTCATCTACTGATGTTATTGTATAATCGTTAGGAGATACTGATTGGTAACTTGCACTATATACTTGAATCACAGGATATCTAGAACCAAGACTATGTGTAATATTCCACGTAGATGATGCAATTGATTGTGTAAACAAATACACTCCTGAAGAAGAACCAGAAATCTGTAACGAACCAGTAATTCTCATCAAACCCGTAACATTTATTATACTTGCACTAATGTAACTTGAAGATTCACTTGTTTTTGCAAGTGATGAATATGAACTTGTACTTGCAAAACTTGAAGTAATAGCAAAACTTGAAGTTAACGCAGAAGTAGCATACGCCGATCTTAATACTTGAATTAATGCTTTTGAATTATCTACAACATTAATATAAGTTGTATTGGGTGAATCGGATAGATATAAAGAACCACTTAAAAGTGGAGTTGTTTTTGTTAATCTTACTACTTTTAAAGAAGTATCTGATAATTTTTGAACTCCATAATCTACATAATTGTCATTCAAACCACCTACAGTTGCGTATAATCTTACAAAAGGTTGTACAGCAGATGATGTATCATTAAATCTTGCATTACTAGGTGTGAAATTGGAAGTGTATCTTGGATAATTTGTTACTCTAAATTCATCAATATTACCGTTAAAAAATTGAGAAGTTAAAAGATAATTGTTTCCTATTAAAAATGGAGCACTTTCTACATCAGAAATTGAACCACTTGCAGCCAAAGTACCATCAATATATAAATACTGAAAACTAGATGACTTTACAAATGCAATGTTTGTCCATTCACTAACAGGCAAAACATTTGATGATGTAATTATATTAACACCATTTTGAACAATTACATTTCCATTTGAATTAATATATAATTGTGTTCTATTAGATCCAAGTGGATATCCAGTTCCTTGAGACCAAACCACTGGTTGATTTGAATAATTAATTGGATATACCCATGTTTCAACAGTAAATGCACTTGCAGTAGGTAATATTGGAGAATAATATAAAAATGAATTATTTGTTAAAAATAAACTAGAATTTGTAAATTTATATCTTTGTGTACTTATTACAGGAGATCCGCTAATAGAAACGGTATAGTTATTTTTACTGTTATCCAAAAATGTTCTGGATTGATTTGATCCACTAAAATGTAGTAACAAACTACATGAATCATAAAATTGATCCAATACAACACTGCCTGAATTCCACTCATCAATTATATTAATGTTCCAATTATTACCATCTAATGGCAAATTTGTAAGTGTATACTCTTGACTTTGACTAAAATTTAATAATACATTTTGTACTAAATTACTTGCTGTTAGACTTACATCTGCATTTAATGCATAGCTAGCAGTGGTTGAAAAACTTGAAGTTAACGTTGAATATGGAGATGCATATTGAATTTTTCTAATTTCAATTAAACTTCCCGCTCTTGGTGCAGCATCTAAAACTACCGAATCATAATAAGAAGAACTATCAATATAATAGTGCGTTGTTGGTGTTTGTAATATACCATTAATACTTACCAACAATCCATTTGGATTATTTAAACTAGATGATACGCTGAAGCTTGACGAAATTCCATTTCCAGTATACTTATAAACTTCAATATTAGCATTTCCAACCGAATTTATATATCTAACAGTAATTTTATCTCCTGGTGTTTGAAGAGAATTAAATACTAAAAATCTACTACCAGAAATCGTATAATCTACGGACAGATTTTTTACTAATCCGTTATTGGTAACTATTATATTTTTTGGTATAGTTACTTGTTGACTTAATGTAAATACTGATTGACTTATTGCTACATCAATATTTTGTAAATCAATAACAGATGTATTAGGATTAGACTCAGCAACTAATGATGTAAATTTAAATAATGAGATTTTTTGATTTGTGTCTGGTACAGATGTGAGTGCCAATTGACCATCTGTTAATGTAAAATCTTTGTATGGAATCATTGAAGATCCACTCAAAAAAACCATCGTATTGGATATATCATATGTAGTATCTCCAATATTATAACTTGATGATACTCCATTACTAGATGCGGTTGTAAAATTGATACCAACCAAGCCTGTCGTTGCTAATGTAGTTCTTCTTAAACTTTTGTTTGAAACAACACCAACACCATATATTCTTACAGGACTGACAGATGAACTAATTGCAATTCCTATAAAATTAGATGCGGTAAGATATGATAAATTCAATGTTGAAGTATATATTTGTATACTTGAACTATAAAAAGATCCTGAAGAAAGAACAGAACCATAATAGGTACTACCACTGTCTTTCGTAATATATAAATTAAAATTATTATTTAAGTTAAACGAAGACGTAACTGGTTCTGCTAATATTACTACACTTACATTTTCTACATTTGTATTACACAACTTATAATCAGTAAACAACGAACTAGAAAATGCACTGCCTGTAGGATCTGATCCTATATTATCATAAAACTCAATAGATTGTGTTGTAAATGAATTTGATTGATATCTAGAAACATCACCTGTAACTCTAAACTCATCAATAAAACCACTCCAATATGTTGTTCCACCGCCTGTAGAAGCTCTTCCCAAATTTAAAATTTCATTTGAAACAGAGGAACTATTGCTTCCAGATAATTGTAATTGACCATTTAGATAAAATCTAATAATATTATTGGTTCTAGTAAACGCATAATGATTCCAGTTATTAATACTAGGAACATTTACACTTGAAGGTAACAAACTCCACAGAACGCTATTAGATGAATCTTGCGAAAAAATACCAGCGTTTCCAAGAGAAAATATATTTTTTGATGGTACGAACGAAGAAACTGTAGATCTAGCCCAAAATTCAACGGTATAATCAGATCCTAAATTTAATGCGGATGATGTTATAAATCCATTTCCGTTAACAGATAATGACGAACTATTAAATTTATATTGACTAGATGTTACAACTGCATCACCAAAATAAAATAGACTAGAACTTCTTGCACTAGAATCAAAGGACGATGTAGTATTATTTGATCCACTAAAATGTAATAATAGATCTGTATAAATAAAATATAAATCGCCCAATGGCAATTCATTTGTAAAGTATCCTTTTGATCCATAAGAACCACTTGGATAAAAGAAAAATGAAGACGATTTAAAAATACCAAGATCATTGTTAAAATCGTCAATAAATCCATTGATTAAATCGTATCTTGATAATCCTTCTCCTTCTTGCGATTTAAATGCGGTAACTATATTATTATAAGAATTTTGAACTGATACATCATCAAATGAATCAGTTGTAAGAACACCACTTCCTGTAATAATTCTTGCTTGTGCATTTGCAGCATAACTTGCAGTAATAGAATTGCTAGAACTAAGAGAGGATAATGCAAATGTTGTATAACTAGAACTAACAGCATAGTCAGCATAAGATGTTACACTAGAAGTTAATGCATAACTTGCAGTGATAGAATAATCTATACTACCACTGAAACTTCCTGTGAAAGATCCAAGGAAACTTCCACTCTTAATTAGTTCTGTTGATAATTTTCTCACTTATATAATTATCAAAAGTTTTTTCTAATGTTCCAATAATCAATTCTTTCTTGGACTTGTGCCCAAGAATCAGGACATCTAATATAATCCAATGATCCTGTAACCAATGTATACGATAAATCATCATTATATATTTTATAATCAGGAACTGGTATTATAACTGTAGGAAATGCACTTAAATATGGATATTTTATCCGTATTGGTCCTCCATCATCCAATTCAACTTCAACATCTTCTCTAGAACCATATGTTGCAACAAATTCCCTACTTTGTTTATCTTCTATGTTGTGTATTATAATATATTTCATATCTATAAATATCATTGATCAACTTTTTGTACTGTAATTGAACCCGCACCGCCAGATGAACCAGGCGATCCACCTCCATTAGCTTGTACTGTTCCTGTATTACTGTAAGTGCCTCCATAAACAATAATTATTCTTCCACCTCCAGAAGATCCTCCAGGAGCCCCACTGGCAGCATTTCCTGTTCCACCGGCACCACCATTAGATCCATTTGAACTTATTGTTCCTGTATTGGATACATTTCCTCTGACAATAACAATGAGCAATCCACCTGTTCCTGTTGATCCTGGCGAACTAGGTGTTGCGGTACCACTTCCAGCTGAAGATGACCCACCAGTTCCTGCTGGTGTACCTGCACCACCCCCACCACCACCTACACCAGGTCCACCTGTTGTGGCAAAACCACCTGAACCACCAATTTCACCTATAGCACTGGTACCAGCAGGCGCAAACGAACACCATGCCGCACCACCACCTCCACCACCTCCACCTCCGGCAAATAAAGATCCATAACCACCATTTCCGCCAGGACCTCCAGCAGAAGGACCAGTAGGGCAAGTGCTTCCTCCGACACCACCACCTCCACCCCCACCACAAGAAAATACACCAGCTGTACCTGCTGCAGGTGCTACAGTAACAGCAACCGGATTTCTTAATGGTACTGTTTGTCTATATTTAGGATACCATATGCTTCCACTAGGGGAAAAATTCCAACTTTGAACACCTGATCCACCATTGCTGGATGTATTGAAACTCAAAGAAGTATCAGGAATGTTATAATTAAATTCTGTTGCTTTATTACCTACACCACCACCTTTCGCAGTCATTGTTAATGTACCGGCAACATTTAAATCTCCTGTACAAAAAATCACTAAACCTCTACATGGATTTGATGTTGTAACAGTAACACCTAAATTAATTGTACAATTTTTATATTGTTTTACTACTATTTCTCCATGATTATCCGATGGAATATTAGTATTTGATGAAAATATAACATCGCCTTCTTCTCCTGTTCCATAAAAATTTTCATATGAAGATAGTCCATCCAATAATTTATTGTTACTAAAAATTTGATTGAATGTAGAAATTTTTAATTTTCTATTTTGTAGATCTGATGTAGATCCAGATAAGTCGGTAATCAAAAGCAATGAATTGTCATTTGTTTTACTTCCTGTCAAAACAGGCATGTCTGATATTCTTATTCCCATAATATTAAATTTTTAAAATATTGATATTTCTCTTAAAGTTACAGATCCTGCACCACCTGTTCCACCATTTAATGGCGCAGTACCACCACCAGCACCACCACTAACTGTAATGCTTCCATTATTTACATATGATCTAGTATATAAAATAATTACTCTTCCTCCTCCTGATCCACCTCCACCGCCAGCTGTTCCTGTTCCTCCTGATACTCCATTTGCACTAATAATTCCAGTAGATCCAATTGTTAATGATCCTTTTACAACCAACATAATAAGTCCACCAGTTCCTGTACCACCTGATACACCTGTACCACCACCTGATGTACCACCAGGATTTCCTGCACCTCCACCAAAATTTGTAGTTACTGCATTTCCACCTGCACCGGCATACAATGCACCAGCTGTTGCGGATGGTCCCGAACCACCACCAGAACCACCACTCCAACTTGTACCAAAACTTCCAGAATTACCTAAGTATCCACCACCTCCTCCGCCAGTTTGTCCAAGCGATGCAGCAACTCCATTTGCACCAGGTCCACCACCAGCAGCACCTTGAGGATATATAGGTATATGACCAGTTAAAGATGATGTAGGAAAAAATAACATAGGCACATAACTACCCATAAATCCTTTGGCTTGATACACATAATGTGCAACACTTCCAATTGAATTTGCTCCTTTTCCGGTCATTGTTAAAGTACCATCTATTACACAATCTCCTCCTATATAAATTAACAACCCTTTACATCTATTAGATACAGTAACGGTATGTCCTACATTTAAAGTGAAATTTTTATAGTTTTTTACCAATACATCTTGATCATTTGTAGTAGTAAAACTTACACTTCCAGTAGATGTAAAATCACCATCAGCTCCTGTACCATACCAAGTTAATGCGGATTGACTAGGCAAATTAGCAAAATTTTTCAATGCAATTTTTTTATTATAATCAATATATCCGTCTGGCTGTATATCACTTGTTTCGTTTGGATCATAAACAGTCATATAATAACTGCTTGTTGTCATGGTTGATTCGGTTAAATCTGTAATTCTTCTATTTGGCATAATGTTAATATATGATAGGATATCTTTGGTATAAATTTGAAATTATTAAACTTCCTGTTCCGCCATCTCCTCCTCTTAAACCAGATCCAGAACCAGCCCCACCAATTCCTCCTGTTACAGTTATAGCGGGTGACGAACTACTACTAGTAAATGATTTTCCATAGTATACATACACTACACCACCACCGGAACCACCACCACCACCACCATTAACTGATACCGCATTTCCACCATTTGATCCGTTTGATCTAATACTTCCTGATGGACCAATAAGTAAATTTCCCTTTACCATTAATATTAACAATCCACCTGTACCTTCTCCTCCATTAGGATTGCCTCCAGGATTACCCGCACCAGCACCTCCACCACTTCCTGCATTTCCACCTGCACCTCCATTTAATGCAGCATGTCCTCCAAAAAATGCAGAACCAGAACCAGCTCCACCGCCACCACTGCCACCACTAAAAGATGTTCCTGCACTTCCAGATCCACCAAATGTTGGAACAGCTCCTGATCCTCCTGATGCACCGCCACCACTATATCCACTTCCAGATCCTAATAATTGTAAAGATCTACCATTTGAACCTGTAGTACTAACCGAATTTGAGTTTCCGGCAGATCCGGTAAAAGAAACTAATGATCTATATGAAGATGATGGAAAAACTACATCATTCCAATAATATCCTAAATTTGGAGGATTTAATGGAAAGAATGATGCGTCTATACCAACACCAGATGCGCCTTTTGCAGTCATACTCAATGATCCGCTGATTATGCAATCTCCATCAACAAATATTAACATTCCGTCACATCTATTAGTTGGAGAAATCAATAAACTTTCTGATATAAATAAACTGCTAAAATTTTTTATTATGGGATCTCCATCAGTTACCGATGAAAATGACGAACTTACTTGAACACTGCTTGAAAAATTACCGTCGCCGTCTCTATTGTCTCCAAAATAGAAAAATCCAGGAGTAGTTGTTGTATATGATGATGTTGTTTGATAAAACTTAAACAACTCAATCAAACTAATTTTTTTATTTTTATTTGATCCCGTTGCCAATAAATCAACGATAGGCACATACATAGATGCGCTTACCGTATAAAACTCTGATAAATCTGAAATTCTTGTTGGCATATTTTAACTTAAAACTCTTGACCAATTAAATGATTGAGATATACTTAATAAATATCCGCTTTGTTTATTTTGAGAAGAATTAAATAAAAATGAAATTAAATTTTTATTATCATTTACACCTATTCCGAATGATCTGATATCTGAATTGATTGATTCTGCATCATTAAAAATAGCAACTTTATTTATAGAATATCGTGATGATGTGTATGGTGATACATAATAAATTGATTTTGTAACATAATTACTTGTTCTATTTATATTTGTTCCCCAAGAGGAAAATGAAGATGAATCAGATGATGTATAAATATAAAGTCCACCATATGAACTTGTAGGCAAACCGTATATATTATAATTATTATAATAATATGGTTCATTTCCGTGAAATCCGGCATCAAAATAGCCAGTTCTTCCACTTGGTGTAACTTTACTTAATCCGTATGATTCACATTGTACACTTCCACTGACAGTTGTTGATAAAAGAGTTGATGAAGAAATGGGTGTAATTGGACTTATTCCAATATTTAATTCGTATAAAACTATTAATTCTTGACCGCTATTTAATGTTACTGCCGAACCACTTGGTCCTTCTGTCAATCTTATTCTACTAAATAATGTTGGAGAATTTGACACAGGTGACCATCCAAATCCTATTTCTCTAACTGTAGTAGATAATGTCGTTGTGACTGTATTTAAGTAATAAATTCTTGTATGTTTTACTCCATTATTTTGTAACTGTGAAGAACAAACACCATAATATCCCAATGGGGAATCAGGAGTCAATGAATTGTCATTTGTACCTCCTATTCTATATAGTTCTGCTGACATTGTGGTTTGATTTGCAAGATAAATGGTATAATTATTATTAAATGTTACACCTGTAGGAATCGTACCATTTATATTAGTTACACTACATGTTAATGGAGATAATATTGAAGAAATAGAATATTCCCCATCGTTTTCAATTTTTATAACATTATTTACATCCGAATTAATCACCGGACTTGCAGTTGGATGTGTATTCAAAAATGTAACAATACTTGCACTTCTATAAACCAAAGAATTATAATTATTTGGATTATAACCATTTCCCGATGTGTAATTTACTACATCAGGATTTGATGTTTTTCTTGTTTCAGCACTGCCGGTACCAATTATACAACATGTTGTCAATTCAGCGAATGGTTTATATGCGATTTGATCCATTCCCAAATTTAAAATTAAATTTTTGATATTACCACTATCTTTAATTATCTGTCCATTTTCTTTTACAAATAAACGTACATTACCAGATAAACTATATGAAATATCTTTATTCATTCAAATAATAAGTATCACTTTTTAAAAATTTATATTATTATAATTAATAAAGGACACTCGTTCATTCAAGTAAAAATTCACTAAAATCTTCTAAATAAAGAGATCTTGAATTTTCTAATAAAATAGTACTTCCTGTGGAAATATTTTCTGCAGGATAATAATATGTTCCTAGTGAAACATTATAACTTCCAGATTCAGCACTAGCCGTAATTTGTAAATTGTATTCTAAATAAATTAACTCGTTATTTTCGTAAAGTATAGAACGATTATTTTCCAAATCTATTGTATTAGATATTGAATTGATTGATTCTGAAACAAAGTAGTTTGTTTTTAAATTCAAAGTAATGTTACCAAACTCAGGATCAAGTCTATTATTATATCGGGATGAAAAATTTAATATGGATGTATATTCTTTATAAATGTAACTGCTTGTATTTTCAAACAAAAACGGATCTGCATTTTCCAATGTTATTGGTTCTTGAAAATTTAAAAGATTTGGATCGTATGCTCTATAAAAAACAAAAAAATTGTTTGTCATAAATAATTCTCCACACAATTTCCCAATAGATAATAATTTGATTTATAAAATGTATAAACCGAAACATAATTTGAAAGTGTTCCTTGTGGAGAAATACCAGCAGACCATTTTACTGTTGATGGAAATATAGGTATAACAGTAGAAGATCCTGTATTTGCTAATATAAATACCAAAGATTTACCAGAAAATGTATTTGTAAATGTATATGATTCGGAATTAGAAACTTGTTTTTCAAAATTATCATTTATTAACCAATCAATATTTGTTCCTGTTAAAATAGTAGGTGGAACTGCTTTTGGAGTAGTACTAATTGCAGTAGTAGTAACCACTATATATCTAACTTCAATATCAGTATTATCGGGAGGTGGTACTGTAAAAGATAAATACGAACCAGAATTTACTGTATAATCAATTGTTGGTTTTTGTATCAGGCCGTCCAAACTAACAATTACATCATAATCGTGATACACATACTGTTGAGTCAATAAAAATAAAGAAGAACTATTATTTCCTGTATAATATTCTGCTCCTATTGACGATGTTGCAAAACTTACTTGTAAGGCAGTAGAAAAATATCTGACTTCAACATTACTTCCTGATGTAGGTGGTGAAGTAAATACTAATGTAGATTGACTGACTACATTGTAACTTGCGGTAGGTCTTTGTCCTATACCATTTACAAACACTATAAAATCAGTTGCACTTTTTGAAAGTTCATTTAATCCATAATTCGTTGTAATTCCATCACTTACAAATTGTTGAGTGCTTGATGTTAGTGTTGCTGTAATTAAACTTGAAGTATTTACTAAAATCCCTCCACCGCCACCGCCGCCACCAACACCAAATCCAGAAGATGCGGCAGATGCTGAAATAAATGTAGGCGAAATATAACTAGATGTTGTTGAAAAACTTGCAGTTATTGCCCAACTACTTGTGATAGGATATGTTGATCCTGTAACTAATTGTGGACCAAAGCCAGATGCAGCAGCAGAAGAGGAGATAAAATTGGACGATATAAAACTAGAAGTTGTTGAAAAAGACGAACTTATTGATGTATTTGAAAATGATGATGATATTGATATACTAGAAGTTTCTGCCCAACTGCTTGTAATCGGATATGTAGATCCGGTAATCAATGATGATCCGCCGCCTGTTCCAAATCCAGATGCTGCAGCGGATGCAGAAATAAAAGTTGGGGATATGTAACTAGAGGTATTGGAAACAGAAGCGCTTACAGCTCTAAGTGCCCAACTACTGGTTATTGGGTAAAGAGATCCGCTTAATAATTGATCCGATCTTAATTGATTGAGTGCCATTTATATTAAATATCATTGACTTAATATATCCGGCCAAACATTTTTAAGTTCTTCTGGAGTGGTTATGGTGGATAAATCGGTGGTGGTAACATCTCTTAGAGCTTGTTTTTTAGCTACAATTTGTTGTTGTTTGGTTGTATCACCATTTTCAACAGCACGCATAAATTCTGTATCTAATTTTTCTAAGATAGGTTTTCTTGCGGTTCTCCATCTATTTTTTTGTATTTCTTTGGCTTTATCAAGATTTATTGTTATCATATGATATTATTGTTGTTGATCTACAGGATATTCCCAGGCGTTTCTGAAGGTTCTATCTGTTGGTATATCGTCTACTGGTACAATTTTATATGATGTTCCTGATGGTACATCTTTTGCAGCAATTCTTGTGATAAATTCGTCATAAGTTTCATCTGCATTTTTTGCATTTATTGATGGTATTATTATAGCAACTCCACCATTTTCCGTTGGGTATATTATTCGTTTTTCATTCATACAGTTATATATAGTTAATTTCAATTTCTAAATACAATTACAGAAACTACTCCTTTATCTGTAGTGACTCCGTTTTCTGTGCAAAATATCTGTACTTTAGAAGTTGTATGTGAATTTACATTTACACCATAATTAGTATTTACTGTTGTATTACTTGTAGATGCTACTACAGTTGGAATGGTAGAAAAAGTTGAAGAAAAATTCACATCATAAGTACCAGTTCCTAAATCTGTTATGCTGCTTACACTATAACTATCTCTTATAGATACAGTACCTATTCCATCAAAATTAACCCAAGCTTTTGCTAATTGTGCGCCATTTATACCACCTGTTCCTATTGCAAATCCTGTTGCAGTACTATTAACCACTACATTACTATTTGCATCACCTGTACTATCTAA